TATGACACAGAGTTGTTAGCCAAGGCACGTTGAGGATCATTGTCCCACCATGAGCCTGACTTAGCATGTCGCATTCTATCATCTGATAAATTACTCAATGAAATCATAGCACTACGGCGTACTCCACCTACGACTACTACCTCACCTATCTTACACATAATGTCGTGACATTCTAGTGATGATAGCTTACGTCCTTTGGCATCTTTGAATGTCTTGATTACAAAGTTAAATAGGTCAATCAAAGGCATAGGACCTGATGCTCTACCACCAAATGTCTTTAGCTTTGCACCTGCAGGTCGTACCTTAGATACATCCCATCTTGGTATCTCACCACTATATAGTAGTGCAATCATCTGACGTAATGCTTTAGCCCAACCTTCTTTGCTATCTTTAACTACAATAGTAGTTTCACTATCATACATATGCTCTGGTACTTCTGGTAGTTTAGTCACAGATTGACGTTCAACTGAGAACCCAACACCTGTACCACACAACAGAATAAACATAGCTTCATCAAAAGATTTAACATCGTCTACTGCTAGGTACGAGCAATTGTAACCTGCTGTATTGTCACGTGCTAATGCTGGACCAGCAGTCATTAATGCTCGCATAGAAGGCATCACTTCTAGTCCTAGTATAGCCCGTTCAATCTCTGCTATCTGTTTAGGGTTATCACCTAATGCTGGTTGCACTAGGTTCGTCACGTATCGTCCTACTGTTTCTGACCACGTTTCTCTACGGCCTTCATCCTCAAGCCAACGTGCGTAACGTGACTTGTGTATGAAAGATTGATAGTCAGTTGGTAAATGGTTATTCATATTCATACTACTCCACTATTGTTTTGATTGATTGGATTTCCATCCCGTCAACATCATATATAAACTCTTTTAATGCGTCTTCTACTTCATCGTGTATCTTTCCATCTACAGGTACAGGATACTCATCTTCATCTAAATCAAGAGTTAGAAATATTTTTACTATCATATCATTGTCCCCCTTAATGAAACTTAACGTTGATTATATTTTTATCTACACTAGTTATATCTGGTTTCTTTTTAGTTTTCTCTTCTGGTAACTCTGTTAGGATACCTTCATTCTTAGCTTCCTCTACTATCTCACTTAGTAGATCACGAACTTCTGCGCTCTCTTCCATAGCAGGTATAGAGGCACAAATCATCTGAGTTAGGTGTGTAAGTTGGTAGTGATCATTATCATTCATTACATTATCTTCTGTAGATATAGTGCCTACCATCAACTCTCCTGTCCAGTTACCCTTCTCATCTAAAAATGGAGATAGCTTGATAATATAATCATTAGGATGGAAATCTATTAATACATTCTCTTCATTCATGTCTGCGCTATCCTCTCTTTATCTTTTTGTATGGGCAGTTAATTAAATCTGGATGTTTGTCTTTGCCTTTTTCTTTCAGCCACTCCAATGGAATGATACGATCATGGTACTGTATACCATTTTTCTCACACCATTGTCCATAGCTAGTTTTAGCACCCTTACTTATCTTAGAACGACTGTTAGTAAATACAAATCGTATGTCTAACTTAGGGTGTTGCTTCTTTATTAGCAGATGTTTGCGGCGATCTTCAGCTTTAAACATTCCCTTTGTCTCAATTATAATGCCGTTCTTCAATACAAAGTCAGGGGTATAGGTGCGGTACATAAGGTCTTCCCATTCAATCTTGATCTCCTCATATTTGAATGGCATCTCATGCTCGATTAGATAGTCTTTTGTTCTGACCTCTAACCCACTCCTATACCCATGCTTCCTTGCGGCAGCGTACTGCTTTGCCTTCATGGTTTAACCCTCGTTTAAAGTAATATAACTTACTGTTGGTTTAACTCTAGCTTGTGATACCTTAGATGGTAACTCTTGTAGCTCTGGGAAACATTCAAACCTAAAGTCACAGAACTTACAGTTAGGATTTAGAATAGTGTTACCTGATGGCTTACCCCTAAACGTTTCTGGTACGGGATTAAAGCATCTCTCAAACTCATTCTTATTAACTGTGTCTACAGTGTCCTGTATCTTAGCTATCTCTGTATCCAAATCAAGGCCATCGGCAGGTACATACTTGATGTTACCATTAGCCTTGTTGACTACCCACCAACCACCGACTTTCTTACCAGTAGCTTTTGCGTAACCTGCAAGTTGACCAATGTAACCAAATGAATCACCCTTACTGAGTGTATCATATGACTCAAACTTGTTACGATATGACCAATCAGATGCTGACTTAACATCATCTAATGCACCATCCATAATAAGATCGTATGACCCATGTATTGTATCTTCGTTTAATTCTAGTTGAACAAAGTTATCTTCATCCTCATATGCTACACCTGCTTCGGTAATGATACCTTTAAATGCAGCTTCAACTATGTCTCCGAGTAACATGTTCATCACGAACGTTGTCGGTTTGGGCAACGCTTTCTCTGGCTTGTTCTTAGCAAACCAAAGCTGACAAGTAGGCTTACCTATGTTAGACATACGTAAACGAAACTCATCACGACTGTTGCCCCCACCGAACTGGCGGCGTACTGAATCCATTACATCTTTACCAATCTGTTGTATAGTCTCTTCAGACATACTAGATTTACCAGATGTAGCATCTTCAAGATACTGATTTATCGCCAGTTCAGCAGGGTGGTTCATTATACGAAGTCCTCTGCGTCAATGTCCACAAAGGCTTCGACAGTATCTGTATCCACCTCTTCGTTCTTGTGCATGTTCTCATTCCATGCGTTGAGAATGTACGTATTGTAGTTCTCAATCCACGCAACAAAGTTAGCAAAGACTGCTTGCGACTCATTGTCCATGTCTAGTGTGTTAGACAAGTCAATGTCAGTCTCTGGTACATAGAAACTGCTACCATTTGGTAGTGGTACTTCCTTAGTAGTAGAGGTAATGTAATGCTGTGGTGGTAGCCTACGCATCTTAGATAACTTGGCAAACTGTTCACCTAATGTTTTGAATGCATCACGATTATCAATCTCCCAGATGAATGCAGTAGTATCTACATCAACAGGATTACCATCAGCATCAGTAGGATTAACCAACTCTACTGTGCCAAACAAAGCACGCACACGTTTGATTGACTTGATTAAGTCTTTCATACTGTCAGGTAGTGACGCCCAATCCTTGATGAACCCTGCAGGTTTACCACAGTTGAAGCCACCATCGTTGTCCTTCATGTCACTGTTAAGATCATTAGCCATGACAGTCTTGACGAACTTGTTAGGTGTCTTATCACTACCCTTGACAAACTTCTTATACATGAATCGCTGTAGGAATGGTCGGATAGATACTTGATCAGCGTAGTACGTAGGACCATCTGGTATCTCTAGTTTATATGCACCGCCGCCAATGACTTCTACGTTCTTCATCTTACCTGCAATCTCTTGCTGACCCATGATGGGTGTGTGATGAATGCGTAGACGTGCCAATGTACTAGCTGACTTGCTAGTCTTAGGTGAGTCAGCACCCATACCCATAGCTTGTGCCATCTCTGCAAAGTTGTTTGTGTCTACTGTTGTTACTGTGTTCATATGTCTTATCTC